TTATTCATTCTCTCCTTTTTCTTTTTCCTTTTCGTTTTCAATTACATGTAATTTATTTGAAATCACTGAAGGAACTTTAACGCCAATTTGTGTAAGGTTCTCAATGATGGATAACCCCTCATTTGCGACATAAAAAAGAACCGTAGCAAATGCCACAGCTCCATTAAGCGACAAAATAACATCTATAATGTTTGCTAGAATAATAATCCCAAATACTCCAATTTTACGAGCATAACCGAAAAGAGCGCTTCTGCTATGTAATCGGTTCTCCTTAATTGCTCTTGTGATACCTGTTATAATATCAACGAGCATTAGAATACCTAGCAAATCAAGAAACTTTACGCCTCCGAACAAATAGGCATGTACAATTTGTAAATTCTCCATATTAATTAACACTTTCATTCTCCTTCCAAAATAAAAAGAGCAGCCATAGCCACTCTCTTTTACAAGTTATTTAATTCTTAAAAAATCAAATTTAGTTATCTTTCTTATCAAGATCGTCGGATAATTCTTTTAAAATATCACGTGCTTCTTTCTTTTCATCTTCTGTTAATTTTGCTTTCTTACTTTTTGCTCGAAGTGATTTCAGTACTTCCATATAAGTACTTTCTTTAGTACATGCGTTGTCTGTATAGTCATCGCCAATTGCCATTAGAGAATAATATGATTCTCCACCATATTGACCTTTAACTTCTCTAACCCCTTTTCCTGTAGTGTATAAAGTTCCATCTTTACCAATCGTAATTCTAACATCCAAATAGCTCATACCTTCTTCAATAGGAAGTTTCCATTTTAATGTTCCATCGGGATTTAACGCATGCACTCCCAAATTTGATGATGATGCTGTAAAATATATTACACCATTTTTATCAAGTGTTAATCCCGGATTCATGCCCTTAGTTTCATATTTCCACTTTAAAGTATAGTCTGGATTATATGCATATAATAGGTAAGCACTTTGGTAATCACTTTTAATTATATAAATGGTTCCATCTTCCGTAGAAATTACAGGTTCAGACACTATTTCTTTCTCACCAGTATTGATAGTGTGTAATAAATTTCCGTCTTTATCAAAAACGCATAAATTGTTTCTATCAGTAATAAGTATTTCGTCATTTAAACCCAAAGAAAGTGTTCCTGGAGGATGGTAAACGTCTCCTCCGACAGTTTTCTTCCATAGTTGCTTTCCGTTTTTATCGTAGGCATACAAAGAGTTACGATCTAAAATATAAAGTGTACCGTTTTTTGAAAGTACCATATAGTTAGCTTTATTTAAACCATCTCGAAATTCAGATGAAGCCCATTTCATTGATCCATCTGGATTATAAGCTTCTAACTGAGATTTATTAAGATTACGTAAATAAATTGTACCATCATTACCAATAATAAGATATTGGTTAACAAGAGGCATTTTATGAGGAGTTTTATGTTGCCATTTAATTGATCCATCTGGATTTAATGCCGTTAAGCCACTTCCAGCAACATATATAGTTCCATCTTCCGCTATAACTGGTGGAGTGCCCCAATTTGTAACATCATCTTTAATCCATTTAACAGATCCATCTTTATTAAACGCATATAACTTTCCATTGCTATTTGATGCATAGACAGTGCCATCCCGTCCAATTGCTGGTTGATTATTAAATGGTTGCATGTTTTTACCGAAAGCTCCTTCTCCCCAGTAAACCTTATGCTCCCATTTTATTTTAGTAACATCTGTTCCAACATAAGGTGAATTTTTATTCCAATTATATCCGAAAGGAAACTCGGCTTGTAAATCATATTTTCCTTGTTCAAATTGTTCACCTTGTGTGTTAGTAGTTTGCGCCTGCGTTGTTGCATGAGGGTTTAATCCTACCATCAAAGCAAACAGTAGCAACATTAACATAAATTTCTTTTTCATAGTTTTCCTCCTATGTAATAATTTGTTAGACATAACATTTAAAATAATAACATATTAACTATATATTGTAATTTATTATTTTAAATAATTATCAAAATAAAAAAGCCTTACTTATTAGCAGACTTTGGTTTCAACTTCTCATTTTCTTCTCTTAACTTTTGGGTTTCCGCTTCTAGTTCGATTACGCGAGCCAGATAAATATTTTTCTCTTGGGTTGCTGCGTTTAACTGTTCTTCCACCACTTTTGCGTACATTTCTGTGTTTGCTGTTATTTTCACTATTAATCACCTTTTCTATTTGATTTAGTCTATCGTCTGTTTTTTCTACATATTGTTGAAAACCTTTTATCGTGACTGATAACGAACCATATAGATTGACACCGTTACGTTGCTCATCAGTAAATGGTAATGGGCAATCATCAACCATAAAACCATAATGCTTTGGAATATCTTTCAATGTGTACGGAACTTGTCCAGTTTCTTTTTTTGTCCGCATTTCATATAAAGTAGCTACATCGCTTTTGAAGTAGTATTCTTTAATTTGTAAATCTAAAACATCTTGTAAAGCATTAAACTGTAAATCTTTTATATATGTTTTTAGTTTCCGTTGAGACGTAGTTTGAAATTCTGTTGCCACTACACCATTATGACTTGATCCATTGCCGGATTTAATTTGTAATTTTCCATTCCAATGGTCGCTACAATCAAGCATTGTTTTATATAGAGTTAAATGTGATGCGTTAGACTCGGTAACCCATTCATTCTGATAGCGACCATTAACATTATAAAAATGAATTGCATCTGATGTTATATCTGCAACTTCACCTCTTTCGGGGTTATCAAGTTGTAATGACGGTCTCCACCATCTAGCCTCATCATAAGATTTTGCGGTGATAGACTTATTTTGACCTTTATCATTTATAATAAGTGATCCAGCTCCATATGTTGCGCTATCATTACCATTGTTAAGATTCAATCCCCATGCTGCAATACTGAGAGAATTTGCTTCAGTTCCGTTTTCTTTATAACCTTTACTATAAAAACTTCCCTTTTCTAAACCTGTAACAACTTTCTTTGACCACTGATTCCATTGAGCTGGAGTTTGAACTCCTTGTGTAAAAACTTTACCATTTGACATCTCTGAAAAGTTATTACTATCCTTCGGGTCTTTCGCTCTAATCGTAATACCTTCGAGCAATTTACCAGCAATTGATTCCGCTGTAACCGCGCCAATTAGATTAATACGCTTTGCTTCAATTTGAATCTTTTCTGCCGTTTGGTTAATACTTGAGATGAGATTACCGACTCTAACTGTGCTAAGAATACTTTTTTCAGTAACATCAATACGTGATTCCATCGTTTTTACATAAGCACTTGTGGCATACTTACCATCAGCTTCCACTCGTGTGTATACTTCTGTCTTTTTAGCTGAAAGGCTAATTCCTTCTTTTGTAGCGGCAATCTCACGATCGATTTGCTCTGTTTTCTTATTGTAATCAGCTGTCGCTACCTTTTCTGCAATCTGTCCTAATAATTCATCTCTACCGACAACGTCCATTGCATTCTCTGTAAACTCAGATGGCTTCATTCCACGCTGTAACATCATTTTAGACGCCCAAAGTTTACCGTTTCTTACTACATAGAACCTAGCATCAACAAGCGCTGTACCCGCTGGTGCTTTTGCTGTTCCTGATGCGAATTTCCAAACGTTATTTTCTAGAGGAATATCAAAACCAGGACTAGAGATTCTAGCTCCAGAAGCATTATAAAATTCTATTTCTATCCTTACACCCTTGTCTATTTTGCTTTTATCATCAGTCATAAACCAACCAGATATGACAAAATCTTCACCGGCTACAGCTTTAACTTTTCCACTAATGCCACCATGCCAATTATCAGCAGTTAACCCAATTTGGTCTGTTTTAATGCTGTAAGAACCGTTATACATAACATTTGTGTCACGTACAACATTAGGATGTAAGGACCAATGCTTTGAATCTGTTTTTAATAATGAATTTCTAATTAAGTTATCCATTCCTATACTGCTAACATAGTTACCCACTTCTGTGATTGTTACCTTTGCTTTTATCGCTTCTGCTTGTGCTTCCAGTGTAGATTTCGCTTCTTTTATTTGCTTTCCTTGCGCTGTTTGTGTTTCCTGGATACTGCTAACACTTTGTTTAATACCTTCTGCATTTTTCTCTACAGTAGTAACACGTTGCTCAAACTTATTTTGATTACTTTCAACCTTTGTTATGTTTTCTTTTATGCCCTCCACACTCTTTACGATCTCGGTTGTTTTCTTGGTGAACTCTTCATTAGACATTTGATCCTCTGACGGAGTACGATACCCTGTCGCTATATTGCCTTCTTCTAATTGCATGTTTCTTATTTTAATGTTTGTGTTTTTCGAAGGGATCCACCCTCCACCTACACCAAGAACCGAATTGTCATAAAAATCTTGAGTGATATTATCTGGCATTGTAAAGGTAACTGAAGCTTTAGTCCACTTACCAGGAATAGTGTTAGGCGTACGCATTATACGTTTAGCTGTAACGTCATTGTCATTTGATCCTGTACTAGTTTTAACTCCTGTGTTATTGATATCAACCGCTAACGGAACGACTTCATCAGCATATACTTCGTAACTGATTGTATATGTCCTTCCAGCGTACAAAATAGCGTTCTTAGCATTGTACATGATGCCTTTCCATAAACTTTTATTTCCCGTCGGAATTGTCACATTCCACCATTGATTATTATCATCGTATGATACACTTGTTCCACCAGCTGCACTGAAAGCTTTTTGTTTATAAAAGTTCTGACCACCAATTTTAATATCATCAAATTTCTTCTCGACACTTGTTAATTTTTCACTTACTTGACCTGCCTGCTCTTTAATTTCAGTTGTTGCCTTTTTTAGTGAATTTGTATCAGACTGCACATCAGAAATCAGTTTTTTCGTACCTTCCACAGTTTGTTCAACTGTGTTTATTTTGTTGCTGATGGTTTCATTTTTTTTATTTAATGATTCAATAGATTGCTTGAATCCATCAGATGTTTGTTCCATTTGGGTAATTTTTTTACTAATGTCACCTTGTTCATTTTGAACATTTTTTATAGTTCGATTAACACCATCAACAGTTTCTTTTACTTCATTATATTTTCCATTAGCTTCTTTTTGAACGGTTGCTACTTTTTCATTAAGCTCTGTTCTCGTTGTTTCTACCTGTTTATTTACTTGTTCTAATGCTTCTTTTTTAACTGCATCTACATCTGGAACGATTACATCCCATGTTTTACCGTTCCATTTTTTCAGAATGCCTGGTCTACCTTTTGAAGTATCTAGCCAAAGCGTTTTACCAGGTTCAAGATTAGTAGTTGGTTCCGCATTACTTTCAATGATTGTAGTTTGGAAGTTCTTTTGATTTTCTTTCACTAATTCAGCAAGTTTCTTCGCTGCTTCGCTTTCTTTCTTGGCTTCTTCGACCTTTTTGTCTGTCATTTCGTTAATACGGTCTGTATAGTTATTGGATTCCTCTAATAGCTTTTTATCCAATTCTTTTACAACGGAAAGAATATCCGCGGCCCATTTCTTTTGTTCTTCCGTACGATCCACAAGTTCTTCTCGTTTATTACTAAACTCATAGACGTTTGGTGTCTGTTCAAATGGATAACGAGTCCGTTTTACTACACGTACATCAAAATCCATGTTGTACTTGTGATGTTGTAGAATTGCTTTATCTCCGACTTTTGGTTCATTTGAATCATCGAAGCTTGCTTCTTTATGGTCCACAGTGATAAAAACTACAGGAATGTCATTTACAGCCTCTTCACAACGTTTCCTTGCTGTTTCTACACTTTTGATTTTGTCATCCTCAATGTTTTCAGCTTGTCTGTAACGAATGAGTTCTGGCATCTTGTATTTAAGAGGTGATTCATAATAATACGTAAATTGTGGGCCATCTCCCTCTTCTTTAGATGGTTTATGACCTAACAGTAAAACAGAGAAGGAACAATTACTGTCATCAGTTGTTTTCTTAATGGCATTCACGTTATAACCAAACTTATATAACTTGTCCGTTGTTTTACCAATTCTATCAGCGAAAATAACAGTCATATTATCGAATATACATTCAATATCGAATCGATCTAATAGCTTTCGAATCATTTTCATTCGACTTTCGCCACCGAAGTTTTCAAACTGTAGTTGATTATGCTTCGAACAACGATTGATATATTTGAAGTTACTTCCCTTAAATGTGTGGGCAAGTCCTTCTTCTATTGAAAGGGAACCAGTGACCTTATTTTCTTGTGTTTGTAAAGATAACTCGGCACCAACTTGTATTGCATCACAATCCTTGAACCCTAATTCATCAAGATGATTCACTAGAATAATGTAGTATTGACCTTCAAAGATAAGTAGATTCCTATCTTCCACATATCCATATACTTTTTTATTCATTTTTGTGTCTGGAACTTCAAAGCGAATAGAGGACGGTTCATTCTTGCCCTCTATTACCTCAAAAAGTTTCATGTCAACCAGATGAAATTGATCTCCAGTACTCAGTTGTTCAATTTTAGGTCTTTCAACACGTTTCATACTACCAACCTACTTCTAAATAATCGATTTTGTTATTGAAATCATTTTTGTTATATGTGAATCCGCCGCCTTTTACAATTACATTCGTTACAATACTATCTTGAATACCAACAAGCATTACTGTTCTCGCTTGACAGTTTGCTAATATTGCTCTAAATGTCTTTTTACCGCCCTCACCAATGTGAATGTCAGCGCGCGGCCAGCCGCGTTGATTGTTGTATTTTGCGACACCACCTATACAGCTCCAGTCCAATGTGAAATAACACCAAATCCCATCTTCTTGACAATAAGTAACGTCTGGATTTGTAATCCTTACTCCGTATCCATAATCAGTTACAATTCCAGCATTCATAGTCTTAATAACAGGGTTTAAAATCCTCACATTTTGATATTGAGGAGCAGTGTCACCTTCTTTACTCTTGAACCAAACTCCTCGTGAGGTTTCTTTATTTTTACCATTTCTAATATTTATACCTTCAAGCGTAAAATCTTCACAGGTGTCGTTTAGAATTTGGAATATCAAACCATGTCCAACGTCATTTCCTATTACTTTTTCTGTCTTGAAGTAAGACATATTATTAAACAATCCAAGTTCTTCTAGCACATTTGCGGCTTGAACATTATAAGTAATGTTTTTATGAATCACTTTATCAACGGGACCAATTTCTACTAGACCTTTTTTCACATTTTTTAATTTAAGGGCAACTTTAACATTGTCACATGGCGTTAAATCGTAAGGCTTTGTATTTTGGTTTGTGAGCGTGTTTTTATCATTGGATATATAAATACCTACCGTTGCACCTATCGACGTCGTAGCAGTGCAATCTATAGCTTCAATATCTATTTCTGAGTCTTTCACAGCATTTAAAGCAACGTATGCCTGTGACTCCCCGCCATTGATAACTTTTGTATCAATCACAACATCCTGACAATGTGATAACACAAATGCTTTTGCATCTTTTAGTTTTTTAAGATCAAATAATCCACCTTTAAAAGTGATACTCCTTGTCTTATCATATCCGCCAATGTTGACTGTATCTTTGTTAGTAAAGAATGTTGTACTTCCTGCCTTTAAAACGAAAACCGCATTCGGATCAGCACGAACGGTTATGTTACTCGGAATTTCTAAATCGCCAATTGTATATGTCCCCGCTGGAATATCTAATGTTTTTCCTGCCGATTCATTTAATGACTTTTGGAATGCCGTGTTATCGTTTCCGTAAGAAATTGCACTGTTATACGGAATCATTGATTTGATTGCCGCATCTAACGAAGGATGAACGCCTTTTACATTTAACACTTCTTGTTTAATGTCATCATAAGCACCAAATAAAGCTAACTGCTTCCAATCTGTCCAAGTATTGTTAGCTTTTTTGCGGACATACAAACTATTCTCCGCTGTGCTATTCAAGCTATACGCGACCTGCATACAAGCATAATTACTTTCATTATGCGAATAAACTTGAATGTACCAATAAAAACCTAATTTCTTAGGAGAATTTTCAAGATTACGACCTCTATAAAATCCAGTTTTAATTACTTGATTAAGATCAGTCTCTTCTTTAAGCGCAATGGTGTCTCCATTGTCATCGGTTAATTTAATACGTTGAAAACTATCTGTATTATCAAGCTTTGTTTTTATTTTTTGATTCAAATCATATAATGTCTTTTCTCCTAGCCTTGCCGCGACTACCTCATCAAAATTTGACGGCTTTGCTGCTAGAAAATCCGAGATCATTTTTTTGACTACATTTAAAGCATTGGCGTCTCCACTTGCTATTAAAGACTGTAATTTGGCAACATCAAGAGCTTCCTTTTCTGCTAAATTTAAAAGAGCTTGTTGAACCCTAACAATAAAATTGTTGTTGTTCACAAGCTCCGAATAGATGTTGTCTACTTCTAAGTTCAATTCTTTGCGTTCATCAGCAGACATAAGGGTATTTATATAATATTGTCTTGATAAACTCATAGCATTCTCTCCTTTCTATAAAAGCTAAGTATTCATTAATCCCAATTGAACGGGAGAATTCTATTATTCAAAGAAAATATCATTATTTTTTTGATTATCCCAATCACTAAATTGTTCTTCTAATAATTCTAATTCTTTTTCAAACTCTTCTTTTGTTATTATTCCCTCTTTATAAAGTAATCGTGTGATTATCAATGCAGGTTGATGTTTTTCATTAATAGATTTAGACATTTTGTGTTCCTCCTTAATTACAAGTAGTAAAATCTTGTATTCACTTCACACCAATGGAATGTGGAGGATTCGATTTTAATTTGGTTTATACCAGATGCAAGATGTATTTCACCTGCATCTGCATGCCGTACTAAATTGCGACCATATTCATCTTCTATATGAAGACCCTTAATAACAATGATTCCCTGTGAAACGGCAGAAGGATTGTAAATAGTCAACGAATCATTAGTAGTAAAGTTAGTAATCTTTAAATAACGTGGATCACATTTAATACGCCATGTTATGTCATGTTGCGACGGATTAATTTCCATCGTTCCGACGTTTTTAAAATGGAACATTTTTTCTTTGAATGTGTAATCATATTTATGGTCCCACTCCAAATTCATACCCCAAGCAAATTTATTAGTATCCCACCCTTTAACGTCTAAAGAGGTAAATATACTTTCACCAAATCCGTCAGGCATTGAAAATTCAATGATAATCTCAAATAATAAAGAACCAGGCGGACGGTTAATATTGATATTTTGATACTCAACCCGTCTCCGTATGCCTGGTTCTCGTGAATATATAATATAGAAATCATCTAATCTTCCAAATAGGGCGTACAACTCGTTTCTTTTTTCATAAACACCCTCTATGTCCATCGTGTTTACAAGGACCCTGAGCTGACAACCTCGTTCTGTATAGCTTTTATTGTAATATTGAACACCGAATTGCCCTTTCATTTTCATCTTATCTGACTCTATTTTAGGTGGATCTACTGTTAACTCTAACGTTTCAACATTGTGGTCTTTCTTAAGGGAACAAGTTTGTCCATTTTTAAATAAAAGAATTGTATCTGGCATACTTATCATATCCTCCCTTTCAGAAAGTCAATTTTTTCTATTCTTAAATCTTCTTTTCGTACAGAGCGCTGTACAGTACGGCCATCCACAATTACGGGTTGATCTACAGTTAGCCGTACAACTACATCTTTGGGAGTTGAATCCATACCAGACATTCCTTCATATGAAACATTCGTTACACGCATTGCGTTTTCGCTCAGTGACTTTATATTACCAGCCATCGTACGATTCATATTCGCAACTAATTCTTTAATTGTACCCGTGATACCAAGTGATTTCTCTCTTGATGATAATGGTGTTACAGATACCTTATTTCCCTTTTTAGTAAACAACTCTGGCCCAGCTTCACCAGCTATGAATTGACCATCACTAAGAACATGTCCACCTTTAGCGAGCATTGGCACATGTGGAATTTTCGGTGCATCAACACCAGGTATTTTGTTTAGTGCATCGGCCGGCGTATTAAATCCATCTATAAATTTATTAATCATTTTAATGATAAAATTTATTGTTGCTTTAATACCAGACTTAATGCCGTCCCATGCATCTAAAATACCTGACTTCATTCCATCAAATGCACTAGTAACTGCATCAGTAACCCGTCGGACAGGACCCATAATTGTTTCTTTTAGGCCTTCCCAAATGGATGATGCTGTCGATTTAATTCCGTTCCAAACACTTGATAACACAGAACTAATCCCATTCCATATGCTACTACTTGTACTACTGATCCAGTTCCACACAGATTCAATTGCACTTCTTATAGCATTAAATATTGTTGTGGCAACTGAAACAATACCATTCCATAATCCAGTTAAGAAACTAACGATTGCATTCCACACTGTACTTGTTGTTGAACTGATCGTGTTCCATGCGGATATGATGAAATTCTTTATAGATTCAAAGATTGGTGTAACAAAACTAACGAGTCCGTTCCAAACTGATGATAAGAAATCTGTTATTGCTTGCCATACAGAACTCGTTGTTGAACTGATTGTATTCCAAGTATCAACAATAAATTGTTTTACACTTTCAAATATTGGAGTAGCAAAATACAAAATAGCTGTCCAAATTGCTTGTAAGTATTGTGCGATGAACCCCCAAATCGCTTGTATAACTGTTGAAATTCCGTTCCAAATCATTGAAAAGAAATCCGCTATACCTTGAAGAATAGGTGTTAAGAATGCGACAATACCATTCCATATGCTCATAAAAAATTCTGATACGGTTGTCCATGATTGGACAAAGAAATCACGAATACCATTCACAGTAGTTGTAAATAGCTCTACTATACCGGCCCAAAGCTCAGCAAAGAAATCCTTGATTCCATCCCAAACACTTGTCGTCACTTCAACAACTTTTTCCCAAATATCTGAAGTTGTATCCACAATCCCATTCCACAAGTTAGAAAGAAATTCAATAATTGAATTCCATATATCAATTGTTTTCTGCTTAATAGAATCCCAGTTTTTAACGATAGCAACAATTAAGGCAACTATCCCAGCAATAATAATCGGTACAATCCCCCACATTACACCTGTAGCAACACCAAATGCACCAGCAAGCACACCAACTATACTAGACAACGTTATGAATATAGGTGCTAATGCTAATATTGCACCAGATATAATACCGATTACGGTTGCTATAGCTGCTAATGTTGCTGCTAATTTAGGGTTTTCCGAAATCCATCCGGCTAATTTACCAATTACATTTGCAACAACCTCTAACACTGGTTCTAGTGCAATTTTTAAATCCCCCATGGCTTTCTGAAATTTAACGGCTGGTGAAGCATCTAATTTTTTTACTGATTCATTAAGTTGATCTTGGTTTTTCTTAAAATCTATTGTTTTTTTTGAAGCACCTATTAAAGTGTTAGTTATGTTTTGTCCTTGATCTTCATACATAGTGGCTAGAACTTTAACTCCAACTTGATTCTTTTTAACAGGATCTTCTATCGCATCAATTGCTTTAGCCACTTCTACCATTGCTTGCGAACCTTCGCTTCCACCTTTAGCAACAGCCGCTCCCCATTGTTCTATTTGTTCAGTTGCAATCCCAGAGCCATCAAGCGCTTCTTTTAACGCCTTATCTGCCCCTTGTGCAAATTCATTTAATTTAACCCGTCCTTCCTTTAGTCCGTCTAACAGGTTATCAATATTCCATGTACCCGTTTCAATCCCGGCTTCCATAATCGCTTGTACTTCTTCAGCTTTGAACCCAGCACGAGTTAATTGACCACCATATTCGGCGATAATGTCTAGTTGCTCTGGCGGAAAGCCTACTTTCAATAGCGCATCAGCCATACCCATCGCGCCTTCTTGAGATATCCCTAACTCACTGGAAATCTCGTTTGTTTCCTGGATTAACTCAGTAAAATCAATACCCTCATATGTTTGAGAAATGGTTGCTGCTTGTTTCACAAGAGATGTGTTTGCTTCATCAGAAGCCGTTTTATTTAATGCCCATTGGCGACGAACACCTTCAAGTGCCTCTGCCCCATCAACTCCATATGCTTCAATACCTCTTATAGCTGTTTCTACTGATTTTTTAGATTCCTCGGGAACATTAAATGATATATCGATTTTTGTTTTTAACTTGGATGTATCTAGTGCAGTCTCAATAACTTTATCTATTCCAGCACCAGTAATACCTGCACCTAACATATTTTCTAAACCGATATCAAGTTCTTTGAACTTCTTACCTGTTTGTTCAGCTTCTTGTGATAACTTAGATAATTCTTTTCTTACATTCTCTACAGAATTACCATCATCAATCGTTGCAAGAATTTGTTTCATTTTTTCCAAGTCAGTTCTTGTTCCTAATGCTTCCACACCAATTTTATTAATAGCTTCGTCAAGTTGTTTAGACGACGCTGTACCGCTTTTGATTGCGTTGACTAGTCTACCACCTAAAGCACTAGAAAAGTTGTCTACACTTGTCCCTGTGGCTTGGAATAGTGTTTCTAGTTGTCTTGTGGAACTAGCTATACGGCCTTCTTCAGCTTCCATCTCTCGCATAGAGTTTTGCAGGCTTTTCAGATGGTTTTCAGTCGCGATTACTTCACGGTTAAACGCCCTGTACTGTTCTGGTGATATCTTACCTTCTGCAAACTTTTGATTAATGTGCGTTTGTGCTTCTTTTAGCTTATTTAGCTTTTCAGTTGTTACGGTCACTTGCTCAGCTAATATTTGTTGCTTCTGTGCAACCAATTCAGCGTTACCAGGATTAAACTTCAGTCCCCTCTCAACTTGTTTCAATTCTTGAGATAAAGCTACAGATTCCTTTGTAACATCTTTTAGTGCGTTACCTAATTTACTTGTATCTGCACCAAGTTGTATCGTAATCCCTTTTATTGATTTATCCACACATTCACCACCTTTTCACAAAAATAAAAATGACCACCAATTATAGGCAGCCATTTTTAGAATGCATTGAAATCTTTTTGAGTAGCTTTTCTCACAGTTTCTTTTTGTGGATTCTGCAAGTCGATATATTCACTAATGTAATCAAGGCACATGCCAATTGTCATTTCCTCTAAATCTGCGCTTGTAAGCTTGCATTTATAACATAAAGCAAGAAAAGTCTCGGTTGTAAATCCTTCTCCATCGCCGGTTCCTTGCTCGTCATTTACATCTTTTTTTTAGATTGCATAGATGCCATTAACATATCTTGAATTTCTGGAATGATTTCATAAATAGGGAATTCATCAAATGTATCAAGCCAAGTAATCGGATCAGGGATTGTTGGGTCTGCTGTTTTCGCCAATACATAAGTAAAGTTATAGAAAACATCCATATCCAATAAACTGAAATCCATATTATCTAAATCATTAACATCCGATTTTATTAATGGATACAGTTTCATTAGGTCCGAAAAGTAATCTTTTCCGAATTGTGCTTTATATCGCTTAGGAGTTCCACCTGTGCTTTTTAATCGTACTTGCTTACCATCTACTACAATCGTTTTTTCCATTTACATTACGCTCCTTTTGGTGCTGCTGGTGTTTTTACATACACTTTTTTGTACCAGTTATCATAAATTGCTTGAGTTGTTTTAGAAGTTGTTTTTGTTTTAACCATCGGTCTACCGCCAGGCGCTAAAACAATTGGACTAGAGACAAACTTCAATTCATTTGTGTTAGGTTCAGCGGAATTTGTTTTTGTTTTAGATGCAAGTGTTGGGCGACTTGCTGAACAATTATACATAACATGTCTAGTCGCGTTCACATCACCATCAAATTCGAATAATAACGCGAACGACTTTCCTTTTGCATCAGCTAACTCATTTAATACTCCATCTTCTACATCTAATTGCTCACCTAGCGCATCAATAGCAAATTGTTCTGGAATAGTCGCAATAGATAGTGTTCCGTCATACCCCTGGTTATTACTTGCAGCATAATAAAGCATGTCGTCTGCATAAAATTCAATTAAGTCTCCGCGCGGATCAAAAGTTAACTCAACTCCACCAGGTAGCCGAATTGGTGTTCCAAACGTAACTACAAAATCTTTCACATCATATGGTACATAATGGACGTTTTTCAAACCGAACGTTACTTTATTTTCAGGCATTTAAATCAACCTCACTTCATAAAATTTTTGATATAACTTCTCAGATTCAATAAATATCTCAAATGGAGATTCATAAGGTATCTCGTGTTCATTTAAGACGTTTTTAAGCTTCGCTTCTGCAACCAAATCTTTTTTAATTGTGTAAAGCTCAATATTGATATCATTTATTTCGTGATAGACCTTATTGTCAGCCATCATGTTAGATGAGCCGTCCACAAGGATACAAATATACGGTGGCGTTTGTGTTGTTGTGAAATGCGAATAAGCCACAGGATAACCTGTAGCTTTCAAAATGTTTAATAGTTCTGCTAATGTCATTTCCGTATCGCCCTTTCAACGCGATCTGTGAATTCAGAGATGGCTTTCTGTTCTTCTGGTCCAATATGCGGAAATGTCCGCGATCGGCCAGTACCACCAGCAATTACATGCCCACGCTCAAGTAAATGTGTAAGTTGATATTTTTTATTATAAATAACCCATATACCATTTACTTTCTTACGTGTCCATCCCTTGCGGTAATCACCAGATTTATCGTCAAAGCTACCTGCTGTTTTTAAATTATTTACAGATTCTTTCGTTACATCATCAGCCGCCTGTTCTACCTTTTCTTCTACTGCTCTTGTATATAGCTCTACTTGTCTAGCGATTTCATTAGCTAAGTCGCTAACACTAACCATAATACTTCACCCAACCTTTTCCATAGCTATGATGGTTAATGTTTTATTCTCTTCATTATCATTTATTGGTGGTTCAATAATATCGAAGATACGCCCCTTTAAATTAATCCGCATTTCTTCTGTAATTCCAAAAGTGTAGGGGATAATGAACCGATAAATTAGCGTTGCTTGTGAAGCCGAAGCGGCAATATATTCTGATCCTTTTAATGTTTTTATCATAGCCCAAGCTTTTTTAATTTCTTTCCAATCTATTTCAATAACCTGGTCAAGATCATCTTTTATTGTTACAGGCTGTTCAATAATGATTTTATTTCTAAAATCCCCTGTGTTTAATGGCTGTTTATACTGAAAAGGACGCATATCATTCACCGTCCACTTTAATTTCTTCTAACGCTTTTTCAATGCTAAGACTATTAATCTGACTTAAAAAATTCTTGTCAAAATACTCTAGTGCATCATTATAAACATAACGAGAGCGTTCAAAGACTAACTCCTTGAACTCCTCGTTATTATTTAAATCATAATCCCCACAAACCCTAAGTAATGCCTTGTTAGATGTAGATAGGATGCGCTTTAGGTTATCATCTTCCTCATCACCTAAATGCATCCTATCTTTGAATTGCTGTAATATTTCATCTGAAATTACTGTATCCATTCACATCATTCCTTATTTAGTAGCTGGCGTTGGAGCAGAATCAAGTTTTAATGTGTAAACCTGTGATGTATATTTGTCCTTCGGCTTACCAGTAGCATATTGTTTAGCAATATAAAGCGTTGCATCCTCTAAAGCTAACGTTTCTTCATACTTTTTGATTGGCTCCGTTCCACCCATCGCTGCAATATACTCTCCTTTAACAAAAAACAGTACTTTACCCTGAGGTACAAATACTGACTCTGTAGAAGTTGGATTGAAAGGTAAACTTGTTACATACACACCAGCCGCATTTTGAATTGTTGCATTTGCTTGAATATCAAACGTATCAAATGGATTTGTTACCATAACTACTTTTCCAGCAATATTTTTTGGTCTGTCCGCATCTGAACCATCCGCATTTAACTTTTTAGCAAGTAACTTAACAACGTCTTTCAGTTCATTGATTGTTTTACGACCTGGTTCAAAAGTTAAAGTCCCTGCTGATTTTTTATCTGGATATACTCCACCAACAACACTTCCACTTGGATCTTTTAACAGTCCGATAGGCTCATCTTTACCTGTTCCAGTTACAAATCCACGTTCTAAACCTACTGCCATCGCTTCTGAAATCATCGTGCGAACATAACGTTCTACCCATACTGGGCCAAGTTTAAGCATGTCGTTTGCTAATGGAATAAATGCTGTTAATTTAAGTTGAGCAATAGACTCTTTTCGGAATGTAGCATTTAGTTGCCCTTTAATATCACCAAATAATGGTCCCCATACTGCCGCGCCTTCTGGATCTCCATAAATAAACTCTGTCACAGCTCCTAAATTTTCTAATCCGATATGTTCTAACAGCGGATGGCTTTGAACTAAGTCATCAAAAATTCGTTCTTGAGTTGTTTTCGGTAATGTTTCAGTGGACTTAAAACCACCTTCTTCAACAACTGCATTAAAGAATTTCATTTCCTCACTTGTTAGTACATTAGCACCACGAGACTGCATAATAGAACGATCTACCATAGATTCATTTACTTGATTTAAAATATCCGCTCGCACATCTGTAGCAAGTGCTTCAATCATGGAATTTAATGCTGCCGCTTGTTCTTCTGGTGTACCTTCTTGTGTCGCTTTTGCAAATGCTAGTTTCTTTTCTTCAAAGTTATTAAATTTAATAACCATATTTTATTTTCCTCCTAATTTTAAAAAGAGCGCACTCAAATTCTGTTTTGTATTAACAGGCACTTGAATAGGCTCTTTTGGATTTATTTTTGTATTCGTTTGTAACTCATTCAGGATTTCATTTTTCAATCCTGATAAAGATGCATTTAAATCTTCTTTTGTAATCCCTTGGGTTTTACCTTTACTTAGTGTTCCATTTCTGAAACCATCAATTACTTTCTGTGGGATCATTGCGGATACAGTATTTGAAGCCGTCATTTTAACTGGATTCTCCATGAACATAATTTCATCCACAAAACTGTTTTCTAATGCTTGTTGTGGACCCATCCATGTTTCTTCAGCCATCATATTAAGTAATTCCTCTTCTGATTTACCACTTTTAATGACATAAGCATTTACAATTGCTCGATCTGTCGTTTTTAACATCTCGGCTGCCTTTGACATGTTACGATGATCTCCACCATTCCACATAGAAGCGTTATGAATCATGATTTGTGCCGTTGGTGAAATACGAACCTTATCACCAGCCATTGCGATAACAGAAGCCGCGCTTGCAGCCAAACCAACAATTTGGACTTCTACATTACCGGGATAATTTTTTAATGCTGTATAAATCTCTGATCCTTCGTGTACATAACCGCCAGGACTATTAATTGATACAATTAAATCCTCGCCATTGGCATTAGTAAGTTCTTTTGCAACCATTCCCGGACTTGTCGCATCCATTTCAAGCCATTCATAAATCCAAGCTTCATCACTAGAAATGATAGGTCCTTTAACATCAATTTTCACCGCCATTTTCTTTCTCACCTCCTTCAGATTCATTTAGTTTTGTATAGTTTTTCGTAATATGATGGATATTTAAGTTCGGATCATCCGAATCTTCATAATCTACTTCTGATCTAATCTCATTTCCTGTAAATGCACTTGAAGAAATGAGTTTGTCAATACTTGTTGCAAGGTCAAATATACTTTGATAGGAAACAGCCTTAACCTCAATCTTTTGTCCTGAAAGATATTCACTCATTTCAAAGAATTTAACATTCGCTTCATCAGATAGCTTTTTTAATAATGGTTTTACTGTGAAAAGCATGTAATTTTTCGTTTGCTTCTCTACGTCAGCCATTTCTCCATATAATAAAGCTGTTGGAATGCCAATAGCCATGGCTACTTGATTTAAAAAGCCATTCGTTACTTTATTGATTTCTTCCACACTAGGACCGTTAGCAGAACCATTATATACTTCTTTGTACTCAATCCCTTTTTGTTGTGGAACAATAGCTATATCTTTCGTACCGATCGCCTTATACATGTTGTCTATAAACTCTTGTAATTTCGCTATTTGTTCTTCTGTCTTGGCACCAATCATATCCATATCAACTGTGCCACGAACTTGATTTTTACGTTTTTGAGAGTTTAGTATCCTACCAAATAAGTCCCCGTAATCTGCAAATAAACCATCAATAAGTGGAGATAATTTGTCATTTCGATACTTTAAATGAATAACTTCGCTTTGCTTAAAACTTCTCTTAAACGTATAATCCTTTACTATTACATCGGTAAAAGTATCTTCAAACACAGCATACTCATTATGTTGAAATCCATCGGCAATAAGTAAATCACCATCATCTGCTTGTATAACTAAGCATTCATTATCATAAATAAGTTTACGAATAAATCTTTCCCAGAAAGTGCTTGCCGTCATATTCTTGTTCGGTCTAACGTTTAATCGATAATAAAGTTCATTCTTCTCAAATGCTTTACCATTTCTTACTCTGAATTCTGACTGACTAATCGTCCTTCCTAAGAATGATACGCATGTATCGATTGCTAATCGTTTCATATGAACCCTGTTTGCTGTATCAGCAATCAAATCCAGATCGACCATAAATTCTAGCTCTTTATTTCTTTTAAATACTGAACCTAACCATCCAATGGTTATCACCCCCCCTTTATTAGAATTTAATATCGCTTAGTATAAAGTCGGTTGCCTCTCGTATCTCATCCGCTCGATAAAGAGCATGGACAAAACATTGGAATCCATCTGTTTTTCTACGTACTGGCTCTTTTTTCTCGTATATTTTGTTTCCATCACCTTTGATAACAACCAATACGTTTTGCGTGTACCAACGCATTAAAGGGTTATCATCGAAAATAATTTGGTTATTTGCAAATGCCATTTCAATACGAGGTGCTAGTAAACTATGAATCGCTTTTGGATTCCTTATAACTTCTATTTCAAAACCTTCTGCTACCAATAAAGGTCTTATTGCTTCCATTCGGAAGTTATCAGCTATAATTTTCTTAATGCCATATTGTTCACGCATTTCTACAAACCAATCAACAATGTGTTGAGGATTAATAGTCGGTTCATCCACAACTGTTAGTAGTCCTTGTTCTTCCCATTCTTTTATTGGAGCAAATTTCTGTTTTTTAAACTCACCTGCTTTTTTAGAATATCCATAATAGATATCAACAAATTCCTTTCGAACAAAGGAATGAGTTTTAAAAATGTATTCCCCATTTTGCCTGAATAAAAGACCACATGCTGCAAAATCTCGAATACTTGCAAAGTCTAATGCTCCAATACATTCTTGAGCATACAAATTAGGGAATGGACGATTTGTAGCAAGAATTTCTGACCACTTTGCAACAGAACGCTCTAAATTGGTAACTGGTAAGTTCATCCGCTTGGTCATGAACTCTTCTCGGTTACTTGGATCGTCTTCTAAATCTTCGTATTCTTCCTTAATCGTTTCAAGCAATCCTTCAGCATACTCACTTAATGGCTGCGACAACATAGGATTTGCCATTTCCCAATTATCCGGATTATCTACTTCACTTTCATCATTCAATTTACAAATGAACGGAAAAATAGCATTCGGACGGGCTTCACCATTTAATACCTTCATTGCTTTTTCTTTTTGCTTATCTAAGAAACCATCACGGACATATCCATCTGTACCAATGTAAAATTCTCGTGGGTTTTTCTTTTTCCCTAAACCACTAATGTGGACTCGAACATCTTTATTGCTTTCATATTGATGTATTTCATCAAAAACAACTGCACCATCACGCAAACCATCTTTTGTATCTCCGTTTGATGTTCTAAACTTTAGTACGCTTCCGGTAGCTTTTGAAACAGTTTGAGTTAATGTTGTTTTAAATGCTCTTTGTAAAATTTCATTTCGCTTAACACATTTATGAACTTCGTCAGGACTTGTTTTCGCTTGTTCTTCACTATTCGCAACAACTGAAATGTTATACTCTGGAATACCGTACATTTCACTAATTAAAAAATGAATAATAACTGATATTAAACCATTTTTCCCGCCACCGCGTCCTAGCATCCACAAGAATTTACGATAAAACACACGCCCATTTTTCTTATAAAATAAAAAGACGAATGCTATTAAGAATTTCTGGAAAGATTGTAATGGAAAGTACCATTTTTCACCAAAACGGATACATTTCTCAATCATTTCATCATCAAAATACAAATTGTCTCTGTTTAAAACATATTTTTCTAGATATTCTATTAACAGTTCTCTTTCTTTGTTGAACTTTACTTTTCCACTTCGATAAAGTTCAATATATTCATCGACGTACTTTTGCCTAATCATATTAAATCACTTGTACTATATCCCGAATTAGGAACACCAGCTTTAGGAACAAACTTTATATCCCTTCCTAAAGCAATTAAAGAACTGTTAATTTTATTCCTCTCACTTATAAGAGGGTGGGCCTTAACAAAAACTTGAGATCCGTTTTTAATCGTTACGGACTCACCTTCTTTATTAATAGTTCTGTTTATTTTTCTGAACGCTTTAACTAGATCAATGTATCGTTCTACTTTTTCTACCTCAACTAAATCTTCGATATCAATACTGTTCATTAACTGTTCCTTCAACTTTATAATACTGACAGCCATCTACCCACCCCCCCTTACGTGCGTAAAATTCGAAAAAAACCTGACAGTTACCCCCCTCCTCCGGTGCCCCAGTTCCCCAAAAAAGCTAAAACTTTTGACCGGGGGGTGTATTTAAAACTATTTTTCTACCATTTTTCATCGTGTTCCCATTTATTCTGTTTCTTTTCAAACGTTCTTCCATGTTCTTTATTATGACAATCCACACAGACTGTTTCAAGATTATCTATTTCTAATGCGAGTTCTGGATGATGTTCTAGCTCTTTAATATGATGGACAACGAGTTGTATCTTCTTACGCTTCGCACTCTCGCTGTACTCATTGGTGTCTGTTTGAACGCGACCGTTACGTTTACATTCCTGACACTCATAGTTGTCTCGCTTCTTTACTTGTTCTCTTAACCGTTTCCATTCACCACTATCATAGAACTTACGCTTCTGTTGTTTTGTTTTATACTCTTTCATCGATTGCTACAGCCACCTCACAATAAACTCTTGAATATATTCCAACTATATTGTATTATCTAGATACGGATATTTATTAAACTATTCAAGTTATTACCAAACCATTTTCTTACCTTTTTTCAGAACCTAGCTTCCTTAGGTTCTTTTTTTATGCAAAATAAAAGAAGAGCACTTGTTTCCGCAAGCGCTCCTCTTTGGGTAAGGGTAAGAGTTTGAATTACGAGATTCCTTTTAACAAAAGTTAAACGGTGTACAAGCAGTATATGCTCGTCCTTCTCAAAATGTGAAAAGAGCAACCAAATGGATGCTCTAACTTCTACTATTTTTTTATATAATTAATGTACGGTATGTGAAGTTTTATCCTTCTCTCAATCACTTGATATCAATTTATACTGCTGCACGTTGAACGATACGACATCAAGTAACTGAGAGAAGAGCAAAAGCTCTTCAATACTTCAATGTTCATTCGATCTGCACCATCGAAGCTGTCGGAAACCAAGTTCAAAACCATAATACAAAAGGACCGTTTAAATTATAAAAGTAACCTTGTAAGTCGTGTTATTTCCGCCACTTCTCACAATACAAATATAACACGATAAATCCAAAACAACCGGCACTTTTGCGGTCAAAAAACGGTCACGACTCTGCCACTTATTTTTTATTTATCCTTTTCCAATTCTTCTGCTGTGATCTCTTCTTTTTAATAAACAACTTTCGCTGCCTTCTTCTCTTTTTTTCTTTTCGCTCTTTTATCTCATCCATTACCTCCATAAATATTTCTAGTTCACGCCATGCCTCATCTGAAAAACCCATTCCTAATCCCCTTTTCATATAAGTTTTAATATTAATAATGAGTTATCCATATCTTATATTTTGTGTAACTAAGCCAAATGCTGAACCACTTGCTATCAGTAACTTTATAAGACTTTCTATTTTGAGTTACACAACACAATAAAAATGGTTAACTATAAGTAAAAAAAGAAAAAGACCGACTTCTATCGGCCTTTTCAAATATTCTTATATTGTTGGTCTCTTCTAAGACCTATATTTTCTAGGACCTACAATTAGTTTGATTGCTGTTCTTTCTTGATTATCGATTGAAACCTCTTGAAACGCTGGAATAAGAACCAAGTCAATACCACTAGGAGCTACAAATCCTCTTGCAATAGCAATGGCTTTAATCGCTTGATTTATAGCGCCAGCTCCAATCACTTGAATTTCTGCATTACCGCTTTCTCTTAATACGCCTGCAATTGCGCCTGCAACTGAATTGGGATTTGATTTTGATGATACTTTTAATATATTTTCCATGTAAGTTGCTCCTCTATTATTTAATCGCTTTTTTGGTTACTGACTGGAATGTAATTAACGTATCTTTAACTAATATTCATATCAAAAGCAAACAATACTATTGAATGTATTTATTCGATACTTTTTATGTTGTACCTGCCCATCTACATAAATAAAAAGCGATGACTAAATCTTAAACTTAGTCATCGCTCTATCCATTGCATCTTGGTTTACCCCTATATATCTAAGTGTTACTTTTTCTGATGAATGATTAAATATCTCCATAAGCAACGCTATATTCTTTGTCTGCATGTACATATGATATCCGAATGTCTTACGTAATGTATGTGTACCAATCTCATCTAAGCCAAACTCTGCTGCTGTACTACTAAGTATCTTATATGCCATGCTGCGACCAATAGGCCTGTTACTACCTTGTCTGCTCTTAATTAAGTACTCATGATCTTCTCTCTCTTCAATGAACCATTTCAACTCTCTTCTTAATGCTGCAGTAATTTGAATACGTTTCTGCTTACCTGTTTTCATTTCACGCATTGAGATGTGGCTTCCTTTTAAGTCACCAATCTTTAACTTCAAAATATCACTAATGCGTAATCCAGTGTTAACACCCACAACAAACAGGATATAATTACGTTCACTCTTCTCTTTCAAATATTCTTTTATTTGCTGTATTTTCTCTGGATCACGGATAGGCTGAACAAAGTTCATTACTCGCCACCTACCTGTTCCTCTTGCTCGTAAACTTCTAACCTAAGAGCAAAAGCAAGTTTATAAAAAGCATTAGATTTATTTCGTCTATATGTCCGTTCACTCATTCCAATCTCGTTATAAACCATATAATCAAAGATTTCTTCATCTTCCAAGTAACGTTTTACAATTATGTCTCGTTGATTCTTGCTAAAACGACTTAATGCCTTATCCACTTGAAAAGATAGGCGTTGTAGTCTCTCTTCTCGCTTACTTAATTCTACATTTTCAAGAGCAACATCTTCAGCTGGATTACCCACCACGTTTGTTGGACCGTGATATCTAACTTCACAAGAAGCTGTCACTTTCATTTCATTTCTAATCATGCCGAATTGTCTATAAATGCGAATACTTTCAAGAACTGTTTCTATGCGATCTTGTGTAGCCTTACGATCAATTTTCGGTAAGAATGTCAATTGTTCCATATATAAAACACTCCTTGTCTATTTGATAACAAAAAAACGGACACCAAACTACAGAGCAGTAATGCTAATGCTCTTTATAGTTTGATGTCCGCTGGTTCTTCCAGTAGGACTAAATATTTAATTTTTCATTATTATACCATTCATAATAACAAATGTTGAATACCACTTACACTAAATAGCTGTCATAATGCTATTTCCTTTTGTTTCAAAGGATTATTTGGTTACAAAACGTTCTGCAAACCTTAACCGCTGCAATATATATGGATCGTTTTCGTTTCCACCAGTTGCCAGCCAATCACCTACACGTTGATTAATATCTTGCAATACTGGCAATGGTAACTGTGATGCAATCTTATTTATCTGCTCTAGGTATGTCATTCTTCTTCCTCCCTGTAACCTTGCCAACTGTCTTCTTCTAATCTAAAAGCTTTTGTTTTTAACCATCTATTACGCATGTTGTTCATCCGAACTGCCGAGTCTTCATATTTCATGAGTCGCGCAGAAATGATCGTGCATGTTAATCCAATCAGAAAGAAAATATCTGCAATAAATATTTCGATTTCCCTCATTCCTCATCCCTCCGCATATTATTTCTAAATCTGCGTATACTATAACTGGCTACTCATAGCTGTACTCCATTTGTAGTTCTATTCTTCTCTCCCTTGAGGAGGAGCAGTTAGCTTTTGCTGACTGCTTTTTTCGTATAATATTTCACCATTTGCACATACTACAGTTAGGCCATCTCATGTTCTTGCATCCTAGGCCTGTTTCCCTCTCCAAGGGTGAGCAGTTAGTTTTTGCTAGCTGCTCTTTAAGTTAAATTAGAACAAGTTTTTTCAGTTTCCCTGCAACTTTACAAACATAAAACATATATTATATTGAGGGTCACTCGTATCCTTTATATAGCACCTTTCTTAAAAGAGCACTTATAAAACGGTGCTCTTTATTTATTTTCCCTGTATAACATTTCAAATTTTGCACATACTACAAACTGGTAGTAAAACTCCTTTTATTTTTGATGAGATATAAACGTTCTAGTTCCTTCATGGGCAAGCAGTTAGCGAATGCTAGCTGCTCTTTTCTATCTCAACGTTTTTCCCTTTTCCGTATAACATTTCAACATCTGTACATACTACAGTTAGGCTACCCCATAGCCATTCTTGGATCCTCTCTTCTGAAAAGCAGTTAGCTTTTGCTGACTGCTTTTTTTCGTATAATATTTCACCATTTGCACATACTACAGATAAGCTGTTTTAGCAGCTTAGTCCAGTATTCTTTCTTTTAACTCTTTTTAGGGAGCAGTTAGTTTTTACTAGCTGTTCTTTAAGTAAGATTGATTTGTCACTTTTATACAGAACAAGAATATATTATATCAAGTCATGTACCTTATACTTTCTTACTCCAAATACACCCTATATAGGGTGCTCTTTTTACTTTCAAATTGGACAAGTTTTTTTCAGTTTCCCAACACCTTTAAAAAAGAAAAACATATGTTATATTAAACCTTGATAAAGTGAATAAATTTTCACACCTTCTGGTTTACCCATAGCACTCTTCTGCAAAAAAGGGCACTTGTAAAATAGTGCTCTTTATTTATTTTTCCTGTATAGCATTTCAGATTTTGCACATACTACTTATAAGCCTTCCCTTGGGCGATAGCTATACTTGAATCCTCTTTTCAAAAGGGCAGCTAGCTTTTGCTGGTTGCTCTTTTATTCATTTTCAATTGGACACATTTACCAATATTATTTCTATAAAATTCATGTTATTGTAATTTAGTCTAGTACGTTGTTACTTGACAAAATACCTTTTGAGGCCCTGTGATAAACAGGGCTTCTTTTATACAAAATGAAATTTTTATCATAAAACAAACCTTGAATGTTTATATCACTTTTAGACATCCTAAAAATAGGAGGTGATATATATGAATAACTCTAAAAAAGAAAAAAATGATGTGACAAATAATAATGTGCTTGGTCTTGATTTAGATGAACAGGCTATGAACGGATTATACGGAATGCCTGAAACTGATATCGAGGACAAAGATCACCGTAAAAAAAGTAATTCACAAAATATCTAATACATATCAGATATCACATAAATACTCCCCCTTAAGTCCATTCTCTAACGGTGAGCGGTTAGCTTTTGCTAGCTGCTCTTTTATTAAGAAAACATGACCTTTAATATTTCTTACATATTTTCTAGAGGGAATACACATTTTACCTATATGTCGTTCGAACTAGCGGCTTACTCTTCTTTCAATGACTAAACCATTTATCTAATGAGAAACCTATTGAGCCTACAGGCAGGCAAGGAATCTTTGCCTGCTATTTTTTTGTATATTTTTTTTTGATTTGAATCATACTATTCATGAATCAGTTTACCAATACGAGTCATTTGAGCACTTTGAAAATCTTACTAAGTTATTCTACTCCTCACAGGACAAGCAATTTAGCTTGTCCTGTTTGCAATTAAAGTTATAGTTTTCATTTTCCTATTCTCTATATTTAAAATTTATTTTTTGTATTAAAAACAAAGGTTTGCAACATTATAAAAATGTTCCTCACTAATATGTGAGTACAAAAGGAGGATTTTAAAATGGATAAACGAACAGAGAAACAAGTTGAAGCCGTGGCACGTAAAGCTGCTGATTTGGAAGTTTCACAAGAATTAACTAGCCTTAAAAATCAAATTCAACAGTTGCAACATTCTTTATCTCAAGCATCTCAGGGGCAACAACAAGGGCAGCAACCACAGCAAGGATTACAACAGGCTAATCAACTAATGCAACAACTTCAACAATTTAGTCAACAATCTCAACAACAAATGCAACAAGCTGACCAACAATTACAGCAAACTATTCAACAAGCTATTCAAACACTAAATCAAGGATTACAGTATCTACAGGCTAATCAAACACTAAGCCAAGTAAATCAAGCTATTTCTCAGGCTCAATCACAAGTAGGTGGCCAACAAGGACAGCAGATGGGCAACCAGCAAATGAGCGGCCAACAAGGACAGCAAATGAGCAACCAGCAAATGAACGGCCAACAAGGACAGCAAATGGGCAACCAGCAAATGAACGACACTCAACAACAATTTCATTAAAACTTGTTCTAGCAAAACAAGAAGCTGTAAAATTTCTATATCTTATATAACAGTGAGCAAAATTCAATTCCTTTTTGTTAGCTACTCCTAAAACGAAGCAAGAACATAAGAATTCTTTGGGGAGCACTTAAATAAGTGCTCTTTTTTATATAAAGACTTTATACAACATGGTATTTTCGTTCGAATTTCTTATTTGGCATTTTATCTATTAATGAGATAATCAAATATATTCTTATCTACTTTCTCCTCTTTATGCTCTTAAGGGTTTTCGTCTCGGCGTATATTTCATTATGGAGATTCTCATGTATAACATTTCAAATTTTGCATATGCTACAAACAGGCAACTCCATGTATTACATATTTGTTGATCTATCTGTCCTCTCCCCTCGAGGATGAGCAGTTAGCCTTTGCTGACTGCTTTTTTTCGTATAATATTTCACCATCTGCACATACTACAGATAAGCTATTTTAACAGCTTAATTCAGTTTTCTTTCTCTTAACCCTTTTTAGAGAGCAGTTAGTTTTTGCTAGCTGCTCTTTAGTTTGAAATTCACTTACACATTTAAGAAACAAAAACATATATTATATTAAATGTTGGTCAAATGGATAACTCTCCACGCCTTATTGTTTTCCCATAGCATCCTTCTCCAAAAAGGGCACTTGTAAAATAGTGCTCTTTTCCTATTTACATACATTTACCAATATTATTTTTCGATATTTCATGTTAAGTTAGATGAGGTGATTTTATCCATGTCACCATTGCAAATTTCTGCCCCATCAATATATGGGGCCTTTTTATTGGGAAATTTTAAATTATATTACAACCACACCTTCGCCACTTATGGCGACAATTTCAAATCGTATTAAATCAACACTGTTTCCCGCTTTTCAATACGAATTACTTTATTGTTCTTGTATATTAAAGAATGCTCGCCATGTCCGCTAGATGGGGGATCTATTTGCTGAATCTGTCCATCTTTCACTACATAAATCTTATTTTCTTTTAAATCTATTTCAGCTTTCATTTCTGCAATATTTTCTTTAATAATTCCCACCGAAACCACTCCCATTTATGCTATAATTACTTTGTGGATAATTATGTCGAGAGCAATCTCGGCTTTTTTTATTTTGTGTAATCTCATAAATACTGCACAACATCTTCTGGGATAAATGTTTGTTCCACTGACAAGTAAAGCCGTATTGGAATTGGTTGTTTATTATCCCTTGCTTGCTTACATAATTCTTCAGCTTTCTCCCAACCAAAGCGCTGATCTTCCGACCGCTTATATCGCCAAATTCCAATTGTATAATCCTCAAACAGTTCGTACTTTTCATCATATGTAGTTGTTTGTTTCAACTCATCAGTTCCCTTAGCTCTACGTGGAACTTGAACAATCACATCTGCATAACGCACTTGAGAGCTTGAATATTGAACTTTAGCTCTCTTAATATTAAATTCAGATACTCGTTCGACATCAAAGATTGTTAACTGCTTTGGCATATGTCCCATCCTTTTCCCTTCTCATCATCACAACATTACTGTGCCTCCTGCCTAGATTCATTATCAAATCTACGTTCAAGATTGATAAACTTACTAAACTCTTTAATAAAAGCCAGTTCTACAACGCCTACAGGGCCGTTTCTCTGTTTAGCTAGAATAATTTCAGTCACATTTTTATTCGCTGTTTCTGCATCGTAATAATCTTCACGGTATAGGAATGCAATCAAATCCGCATCTTGCTCGATTTGTCCAGTCTCACGTAAATCAGATAACAACGGCCGCTTATCTTGTCTATTTTCAACAGCACGACTTAACTGTGATAATGCAATTACACAAACTTTTAATTCTCTGGCCATCAATTTCAACTTGCGGCTAATCTCACCAATTTCTTGCATGCGGTTTCCTTTATGTTTTGGATCACCTACGATAAGTTGTAGATAATCGATTGCTATTAACACCTTTTTATTTGGATGTTTACGTTTCAATTTTCTTGTCTTTGCATAAATTTCTTGCATTGTTACATTTGGCTTATCATATATTTCTAGCGGCAAGTTATTAATTAGTCCCATCGCTTGACTAATCTTTTCCCAGTCCTTGATGTTACATAGTTTTTTAGGGTTCTTCATTTTTGTCGCATCAACGTTTCCAGCGCTCGAGATCATGCGCTTAAGCAATTGTTCTTCTCCCATCTCTAGTGAAAATATTCCTGTCGCTGCATCTGAACTTGCTGCATTATAGGCGATGTTTAACACAAATGCAGTTTTCCCCATCGATGGACGCCCACCCACAATGATTAAATCTCCTTCCTGCAATCCAGAAGTCATGCTATTCAAGTTGTTGTAACCAGTATTTATGCCTGTTAAATCACCAACATCAATCTGCATTTTTTGATATAACTCTACAAGAGTTCCTCTTAAATCAAATTCACCTGCATATCCTGTCTCCTCAATGGCATTCAACTCATCAATTGTGTTGCTAATCGCACTAATATCCTTGTCATTTTTAAGATTGTTATATAAATTGACAACTACTTCTTGAGCGTGTCTCATCTTCCAAGCTTCGATAACTAGACCTTCGTGATAAGAGAAATTCTTTGTTGTTGAAACGACCTCGGTTAGATTAACAAAAAACTCTACACCGCCAATTTGTTGGATAAAGATTTCATCAAATTTAGCAATTACTGATACAAGATCTATTGGGCTCTCAGCATCATCTAATTCCTTCATAGCCTTAAAAACAATTTGATGTGCTGGATGTGAAAATTGTTTTTCTTTTAACTGACAATCTTTAATTAAATCACCTTCAAGAAGGATGCTACCTAAAACACTTTGTTCGGCTTCTGTATTGCGAATGATTTCGTTACTCATCGCATCATCCATCCGTTCTGTTGGTTAAGCGCTGCAAGTTCTTCATCGGTAGGTGCATTTTGTTGCCAAGACTCTTGTTGTTGCAATACTTGCTTAGTTGATTCAGATAAACCTTTTTGCTGGTAAGTTGGTTGTTGTTTCACCTGTGTTATTTTCTTAGCACGAAATGCTTTATCAGCCACCTCGACATCAGCTACTGTCTTTAGACCTTTAAGGTGCCAATCTCGTAAAATTGTATTTACGTAAGACATATTTCTAGTATTTTTCTCTAAAGCGATTTCCATTGCTTTAACAACAAGCTCTGCATTTAGGTCGTCTATCCAACCATGAATACCATCTGCGATAAATGGTGTAATGAATCCGAAGTTCTGTTCGTAAAAAGAAATTGGATTAACTTCAACAACGTCTTCCGCGCTCGCGCGTTCTTCTTGTTGTTGTTCTTTTTCTTTTTCTTTTTCTTCTTCTTGCCCACCTGTCGTTGACGTATCGTCGGACGTATCGTTAGCAACAAGAAATTCTTCGAAAATGGAACGAATTTTATCGTTTTTAACTTTTTGTGCAACTAAACCGACCAGACTAACATCTGACACTCCATCTAATTCTTTACGGATACAATCCTCAATCGGTTTACCACCTCTATTAAGGTTGTATTTTCCCCAGTTGATAATCGCTAATTCTCGTGTTTCTGGATTATACTTAACTAATTTATGGTGCTTTTCAAAACGATCTAAGAGTGAATTAATACTTTCCATGGAATATCCTAAATCAAAAGCCATTTGCTTTTTCGTAATTTGGTATACGCCAATTTGTGTAGTGCGTGGATTTGTAAGAAGATACAAATTAAACAACTTATCTTCTGGAGTCATTTCCTCAATAACCTTTGCATCCTGCCAAAATGAAACTTGTACTTGTCTATAAACTGCCATATTATTCATCCTCCTGTTTGCATATCGCAAATCCATCTTCTATACGTAATAAGCGATAATTCTTATATCCTTTTGCGAGATACTGCTGTACTAAATGAATGAGATGTTGCTTTGATGTCGATCGCTGAAATATCGTAGGATTCAGCATCACTCTATGTATTTTCTTGTCTAAAAGCATGCAACACCCTCCATTGTTATCCAGCGTTTAATTTGGTATAATTACCCTAACTTAATTTTTGAAAGCTATTTATCTATCACTTTGCCGAGTGATAGATTTTTTTATTTCTTTCGCTTCACTAAAGAAGCATTAACCCCATTCGCTTGGAGCCCCTTAATCACCACACGATAACTTTTATATACCTCATGTTCTTCTTTTGCATCACGAAGCATTTTAAATTCTTTCATGCATCGATCCAGTTCTTCTTCCCAGCGATTTGATTCTTCAGCTGATTTTGCATTAAACATGTTATGAACGCTCGCAATCATACAATCATGGAGCTTATTCGCAAACGAAAAATCTCCTGGAAGAACAAGATCATGTAGACGATCATATTTAGTTGTCATAATTCACACATCTTCTCTATTTGAATTTGATGCTGTACGCATCGTTACAACCAGAAAGAAGAATCATTTTTAAAGGGGATGGGGTAACAATTCTTTCTGGTCATAACGACAAGCACAGTGGCTTGTCCAAATGATTAATAAAATGTTATAATTACTTTGTTGAATTTATTTTGAGCTACTGTTGTCTAGGCGGTAGCTTTTTCTTTTGCCTTTTTATGCTTCAAAGTAAACGAAGCTTCAATAATTCGGATTCGAATTGCTATTAACTTCTTATTAAGCTTTAATTCTCTAACTTTTTTAAAATCCCCAAATACTGTAGCTAACTTTATTTCTCCATTTAATTTCGCTTCACAACGAATTAATTTTTTGTAATCATCTAACCTAGGATTTTTATAATCTACCGTCATTCTGTTTTACCTTCCTCTCCTTGAATCATTTCAATAGTTTGTTGAAGTTTTTCCACATATTTTTCTAAAGTCTTTACTGTTCGTTGATCACAGTGGATATATCCAGAATAAATTCCATACTTGACTTGGCTTGAATTATCTTGTTTTTTAATCATCTCGTCTTTCTGAGTTGTGTAGGTTTCAATTTGTTCTTGTAAAAATTGAATTTCATGCTTCATATTCTCAATTAAGCTTAATTGCATTAAGATAGCTAGTTCTCTGTTCTTATTAAGTGTCATTTTCTTTCACTCCTTTACAGCACTTTTGTTAAAGTCATTAAGCTATCCACCGATTGAATAATAACGTTTTCTGCCATAGCCTTTTGCAACCAGCTTCTTTGTATTTGTTCCATAATTCCAAAGTGAACTTGTTCTAACGCTTGTACTACACATTGAGTAGCTTGGATTGTATCGAAGATTTCCTTAGCATGAACTGCGTATTCGTGTTTCTTCTTTTCATCGAGCTGCCATGATCTTGTTGTAACTTGCAAGCTCATAATTTCTTTGGCTGCCGCTATTCCCTCTTCAGCTTGTTTAATGTAGTTCATCAATTGTAAATTCACATCTTGAGTTAAACGTGGATCTGTAGGCGGTAGATCAACACCATAAATATGTTTAATCGCTTGTTGATTCAACTTTGCCCCTGTCGCATGGCACCAATCCATCGCAAGTTCAAATTCTGGTTTAGAAAGTCCAGATTCAATACGAGTTAATCGTTCATGTGTAATGCCAAGGTACTTAGATAATCCTTTCTTAGTTTTCAGATGGACATTGTCACAACATTCTCTAGCATTCTGTAACAATTCCCCTATTGCTGAATTGCAGTATATGCTTGTTCCCATATTTGTTCGTCTCCATATTTAGTTTTCAAATGGTTACAATGAATTTAATACGTACGTAACTTGTCTATTTTTTATGTAAAAAGAGAGGAGTTATTCCTCAATATTTTCTTTCACTTGCATTTCTTTGATGATGGCCCAACCAGCCTTGTAATATGCTTGAAGGGTTTTATCAATATCCTTTTGCGATTTAGGTTCAGGAGCCACGACATGGACTTTTGTTTTTCCAAATTCATAAGTCGCTGCATATTCTTCTTGTTGGCTCATGGTGTCACCTCTTGAAGTGCTTTTTATATGTGTATGCCGCTGATCTGTTGGTACTGCCATTGGAAGTTCTGACATTTTTCCACCTCCTTAAGGACACATTTCGTTTCCTTTTTAGTTAAAAAAAAGATTATCTATTGTATTTTTATATAAATCAGCTATTTTTTTAGCTAACTCTAGAGATGGTGTTCTATCACCTCTTTCAATAGCTCCCAGCATTTGAGGAGTTATATCTAATTTTTTTGCAATTTCAATTCTTGATTTACCATTTCTATACAGAATCAATTTGTTTCTTTTTTTGTTCACTTCTTCACCACCTTATCGGAAACATTTTGTTTCCTTTCAACTTAAATATATAGAAACAATTCGTTTCTGTCAATATTTTTTAGAAACTTTTCGTTTCCTTTGTGGAAATAGAAACTAAACGTTTCTATAATTAACTTTAATGACTCTATCCTTATACAGAAAGAAGGGAGAATTTATGCTTGGGAAAAAGATTGCTGAGCTTAGAAAGAACCAAAAACTAAGTCAATATGAATTAGCCAATCGATTAGGGTTTTCACGTGGAAAATTAGCTAATTATGAACAAGGAACTCGCGAACCTGATTATGAGACACTTAAAAAAATTGCTGATTTTTTTGAAGTATCAACAGACTATTTGTTAGATAGAACAGTAAAAAAAGAATTACCTTCTAATGAGCTACCTGATTTATCTAAAAACGAAGAACGTGACATAGCACGCAATTTAGAAAAAGCATTAGAAGAATTAAACAATAGTGACGAAGCATTAATGTTCGATGGAGAACCGATCGATGAACATACAAAAGAAATGATCCGTATTTCTCTTGAAAACTCAATGCGAATGGCAAAAGAATTAGCAAAGCAAAAATTCACTCCAAGCAAATATAAAAAAGATTAAGTGGAGTAATTTATGAACATCAAAGAATACGTACTAAACATTACAAAAAAATATGAAACAATAGATCCATTTGAAATTGCCAGACAAAAAAATATTACTGTGTTGTATGCTGACCTAGGGAATACCCTTGGTTTTTACAACACTTATAAGCGCTTTAAATTTATACATATTAATAATCAAATTGACGAAACCACTCAACGATTTGTTTGTGCACATGAATTAGGTCATGCTGTACTTCATCCTAAAGCAAATACCCCCTTCTTACGTAACCAAACATTCTTTTCGGTGGATCGCTTAGAAATTGAAGCGAATACATTCGCTGTAGAGTTATTACTAACTGATGAAATGGTTTCTGCATATGAAGATACTCGTTTATCTATTCAAGAAGTTGCAGAGATTCATGGGGTTCCCGGTGGATTCGCCCGGTTAAAATCGTATGTTTGCTAAGTAAGAAAGAGGAGTTTTATGTATACGGAGAATAATAAAATATTTAGCACCATGTTGAAGGTGTTTTTATTTTCATTGAGACTTCCTAAAAAATACACTTGTACATAATATTTCAAAATATTTCACATCAAAGGAAGAGGAATCTAACATTACTCACTTCTTATCATGCTATGAATATACAATAGACACCTTAGAATAAATTACATTGAATCATCACCATCCTTATCCTATCAATAAATGAACTAAAATCAATTTAATAATCAGAAAAACTAATAAGGAGATAACTAATATGAATATTCAAATTAAACAACTTATCGCACATGACTTAGATTTAGACAAATCAAAGCCTGGATTCTTTGACGATATAATTAACTTGACCTCGATTCCAACTACTGTATTTGATTTTTTCACCAAACATATAAATAACTCTTTGAACGCAAGACAAATCAAAGCATGTACTTTTGCCAATAAAGACACATATATACAAACAAAGGTATCTAATATTGCACAAAAACTAACTGATATTCCTGTTTTTATTGAAGAAACACGTGATATGGCTGAGGACCTCTTCAGCAAAATGAAATCAACCAGTACTAAAAGTAGTGGTACCCTATTTTTCATTATTTATAACGACACACATCATGATTACTTGGCTATTATGAAAATGGATCCTAATAACGGAATTCAAATTGATAAAGATACTCATACTTTAACTGTTCAGGAGAATATGCTTCCTAACCCTGATGATCGACTACATAAATGTGCGTTTGTAAAATTACAGACAAATATTTTCATAGAAAATGTTCACCTTCATGTACTAGATAGACAACAATCCGGTGGAGAAGTTTCTAAGTATTTCATGATTAATTTCTTACAAGCATCTGAAATACTTAATGACAAAATTATGACCAAACGAATTATTGATAAACTTACTGAAGAGGCTTTAAATATTACTCCTGATCCCGATAAACAATTAGACTTTCAGTTTGACGTAAACCGTATGTTTAAAAGTGGAAGACCCATTGACGTAGATCATGATTTAGAAAGATTAATTACCCCATACATCCAAGAAGAAAAAAATAGAGCTGATTTTATAGAAGGGTTCAAGCTTTCATTACGCGAAGACTATGAAGATGTAAAGTTTCAATTTAACGCTGAAAGAGAAAAAGCCATGTATGTCTGCTTGACTTCTCCTGGAAAAGAAGTAAAAATTGAGTTTGATGTTGACTTACAAGGGGATATTATTAAGGTACAACAGGATCAAGATAACTTAAAAACAATTATAACTATAGATGGTTTAGCTCTAGAGAAAAAAATTAGATAGAATGGATGTATGTACAATGTTAGAGAAAATAATTTTTTTCGAAAATTGTATGAACGAACTAAAAAAAATATCAACTACACAAGAATATAGTGAAAACTCAGATTTAATAGTTGTTTCTTTTACTGGGACTTTCGGAGACTTCCAACATTTCATTAAATCATATTGGGAGCCTCACGATACTATCGATGAACACATCAAAATTCGTGTTTCATATGATCATCGTATCTTAAATCCTACTATGATGACTTCAAAGATGGCTTATGACGTTCATAAAATCGTGAATCTTAAATTAAATTTTTCGAAATCTGATAGTATATATGCACATTATAAGGATACCCTAGTATTTTTGAATTTAAATTCGTTTACTAAATTTATTAATGAAACTAAATTAATGGCATTTTTAAATCAACTGGACAATAAAAAATTCATATTCTTACCTATCGATAAAGAATATGAAAACGGAATTATCCATTTACTCCCATTAAAAGATATAGAATTTTTCACAACATTTGATAAAGATATACCCTTAGATATAAAAGAAAAACTCGATGAAAGCTCTTCTCTTTATTTTAAGTATATGAATAGAAAACATTGTGATTTCATTGCAAACCCCTATGTTTTTCATTTTAGCGATATTGAAAACACTTCATTAAAACAAACCTTAGATTATAATCTATTTTTATCTGCCATGCACTTTATTGCCAACTGGTCTTCAAAAGAGAAATTTATAATCAAAGGCTATAAAAATGTTGAACTTACAAATCAGGAATTTTTCTGTACAAAATATGCAAATGATTTGTTCAATATTTTTGAATTTGTTTACGACAAAGATAAATTTGTAGATAAAGCTGAAATTGCACGAAATATTTTTTCGCTTTACTTAAATGATGAAGATAATTTAGATCAAGTTGACCTTCAATTACCCAAAATATACGATACTATAACTACACACTTTAAAACGTATATACAGAAGGAAATCAAAGAGTTCTTCGATCAACGCAAAGATGTCGAAAAAGAAGCTTATAATGCTGCAATTGAAGCAAAGGGTGAAACAGATAAAGTTGTTCAAAGTATTAATTTACTCCTTTTAGGCCTAATCACAGCCGCTTTAACAGGTGTATTTGCATATTCTAAAGGAGAAAAGATTATTTTCCTTCTTGCTTTATTATTTCATATTATTTATATAATCCTAACTTATTTTATAAATAATAAAAACTTTTCTTACAAAGAAGCGGATATTTTAGCCTCTTTTAATGGATATATTGAACAATTCTCTGTGCTAACCATAGAAGAAACTAATAAAATTAAAGAAACATATATTGAACCTGCTTTTATACGATTAAACAATGCATTATTGTGGTACAAATGGCTTGTGTGTGCACTTGTACTAATCTTAATGTGCGCAACATGTGTTGGTTTCTATTTTTTATATACTAGTCCAGAAAAAACTTCACAAAAAGACAATACAATGAAAGTTGATAAAATAATTATTCAACAACAAGATACAAATGTTGAAAGAGTTCCTTCTAAACCTGTTTTTCAGGAACAACTACCCCTATTTGATATTAATAAAATACTTCAAAAATGAAAGGCAGCAATGCCTTTTACTTTTAAATAAAAACAGAACAAACATTCTTGTAAGTGGTATATTATTTCATAGGTTTTTCCATATAATAAATAGAAGGAGGTTATTCCTTATGAAAACAGCAATCTACCTACGTAAATCCCGTGCCGATCTCGAAGCTGAAGCACGTGGCGAAGGTGAAACTCTAGCAAAGCACCGTACTACCCTGCTGAAAATCGCAAAGGAAATGAACTTAGATGTTTTAGCGGTTCGCGAAGAAATCGTTTCTGGAGAAAGCCTCGTCAAACGTCCTGAAATGCTGGCACTTCTCGAAGAAATTGAAGATAACAAATATGATGTTGTTCTTTGTATGGATATGGACCGTTTAGGTCGTGGTGGTATGAAAGAACAAGGAATCATTTTAGAGACGTTTAAACGCTCGAATACGAAGATTATGACACCAAGGAAGACTTATAACCTTAATGATGAGTGGGACGAAGAATATAGCGAATTTGAGGCGTTTATGGCACGTAAGGAATTAAAGATTATTACACGTCGTATGCAACGCGGCCGTGTCGCAAGTGTAGAGGCTGGTAATTACCTTGGTACACATGCACCTTACGGATATGATATCCATCGTTTAAATAAGCGAGAACGCACGTTAGCAATTAATTCAGAAGAAGCATCTGTCGTAAGAATGATATTTGAGTGGTATGCCAATGAGGATATGGGCGCAAATGCAATTATGCGTAAATTAAATGAGCTTGGCTACAAAAGCAAGTTAGGTAACAATTGGAACCCGTACAGTATATTGGATATGTTAAAAAATCATATTTATATTGGCAAAGTCACATGGCAAAAAAGAAAAGAGGTAAAAAGTCCTAATGCTGTAAAACGTAGTAATACAAGGCAAGATAAATCAGAATGGATTATTGCTGATGGAAAACATGAGCCTATCATCTCAGAAAGCTTGTTTGAAAAAGTACAGGAGAAACTAAACACCAGATATCATGTTCCTTATAATACAAACGGATTAACGAATCCACTGGCTGGGATTATTAGATGCGGTAAATGCGGCTACAGTATGGTACAACGGTATCCAAAGAATCGAAAGCCTACAATGGATTGTAAACATCGTGGTTGTGAAAATAAATCCAGTTATACAGAGTTGATTGAGAAGCGTTTGCTCGAGGCATTAAAAGAATGGTACATCAATTATAAAGCTGATTTCGAGGAAAATAAGAACAGTGGCAACGCAAAAGAAACACAAGTGATACAAATAAATCAAGCTGCTTTACGAAAGCTTGAAAAAGAATTAGTGGATGTCCAAAAACAAAAAAATAATTTACACGACTTATTAGAACGTGGCGTTTATACTGTTGATATGTTCTTAGAACGTTCAAATGTTGTTTCCGATCGCATCAATGAAATTACTTCCACGATGGAAAACTTAAAGAAAGAAATTAAAACGGAAATAAAAAAGGAAAAAGTGAAGAAAGATACCATCCCTCAAGTAGAGCATGTTCTTGATCTATACTTCAAAACAGATGATCCGAAAAAGAAAAACAGCCTCCTAAAGTCGGTTTTAGAAAAGGCTGTTTATAAGAAAGAAAAGTGGCAAAGACTCGATGATTTCGAACTTGTGCTTTATCCTAAGCTCCCTCAAGATGGCGACAAATAA